CAAGCAGAATACGCCCAGATGCGGCTACGATGTAAGGCACAACGTCAGTGGTGCTTGCGTCTGTGGATAGCGTTAAACCAGCACCGCCAGCAGTCTCGTAGTCTGTGCCTAGTGATACTGTTCTGCCGCCTGTGCCGTCCTGTATAAACACGATAAAGCCTGACTGCCCTACTTGCTCTGTGGTTGGATTGTCCAGCGTTACATTGCCTGTCAGTGTCAGCACAAAGTTTTGATTGGTAGCAAAGTCCAGGGTGGTGCTACCTGTAACGCTTGCGTTTGTATTTGTTGAACCCAGAACAGACTTGGCAAACTCTACCTGTGCGCCTTCGACCAACAGCCTGTCACTGGTTGTCTCATCGTATTTAATAGACGCATCGCTGTCTGTGCCGAAGATAATCTTCTTGTCATCAGGCACAGTAATCTCACCACTGCCATCAGCAGTCACAGTCTTGTTGGCCTCTACAGTGCCGAGCGTTGTGATGTCGTTGTAGTTTATCTCTGCGGCTGTAGCTGTAAGCCCAAGATTAGTTAGCGCAGTTGCCGCACTAGCTACGTCAGATAGATTGTTGGCCGCTTGCAAATAGCCAGTGCCGGATATAAAAGCATCATTCCATGCCGCGCCATCATAGACCCGGATAATATCGTTGGTTGTGTTGAAGTACACATCCCCGGCATCGACTGTTAGCCCCTGCCCGGTTATGTATGTCTGCGCTGCGCTGTCATCAGCGTGTGCGCCATAGTAACGGTCGGTGAAGTCGTCAACACTTGCAGCCGCTGCCGCCGCACTAGCCGCTGCCGCCGTGGCAGATGACGCGGCGTTGCTCTCTGATGTTGCCGCATTAGTCGCGGATGTTGCACTAGCCGTGGCGCTGTTCGCGCTATTGGTTGCGCTAGTCGCGGCAGCTGTAGCGCTATTCGCCGCATTGGTTGCCTGGGTAGCCGCATAAGCCGCATCAACAACCAAGTCCCACTTGGCGCTATCTGCGTTACTGCTAATCGGGGTAGTGCCGCTGGATGTGTGCGCGGTGTTACAGCGATAGACGTTATAATTGCTGGCGTCCTTTACCAAGTCGCGCACAGTGTATGCGGTGGATGCCGCCCAGTTGCCGCGCCAGTTGCCAATGTCCTCGCCGACAACCGGGTTGCCATCGGTATCAAAGGCCAGCGTCTTACCAGCGCGCGATGCTTTGGTCGGCAGGGTCATATCAACCACGCCGCCATCTTCTGCCAGTGCCGGGTCATACACCGGCGCGCGCAGTGCGCGTCTGCCTTCTTCCGATACTTGCTGGTCAAAGATTGTCAGCGCGTCTAGCTGTTCGTTCAGTGATGACGCAAGCAAGTCACCGGCAGTCACAAAGTCTGTGGTGCGCTCGATGTCGCGTGCGCCAACAATCACGATCTGGTCAGACGCGGTTGGTGTGGATGGCACGCTACCGCCGGTGACGATGGTAACATCGCCCGTGCCGTTGGCGTTAATGCTGACGGTGTAGTCGGTGGTAATGGTCATCTTGGTCGCGTTGAAGTAGATAGCCAGGTCACCGCTGTCGATGATCTCGAACGTAAACGCATACGGGCCTAGACCGGCTGACCCGGTAAAGACGGCGCGTCTTGTTACTGCGTTAATGTTGTAATCTGCCATGTCAACTCCTTGGGGGTATTATACCTTATTTTTTACTGTTGTTGAAGCTGTTCCAGTTTATACTTCAATGTGTCATCTTCCTCAAACAATGCGTCTCTAGCCGCACGGCGTTTGGCAGTGACCATTGCGCTAAACAATTCGTGCTGCACCTCTCTCTCAGCGCTAAGATAATCCTCATCTTGTATCAATTCGCTAAGAATGTCTTTTAGCGTTTGCCCTGGTCTATACCCGTCATCCCCCGGCATCAGCCCGTAATCATCTGCCTCGTTCATCAATACAATCATGCGATTATACTGTGATGCGTTTAGCAAAATATTGTGTTGTTTTTTGCTGGGCATTCTGATGCCTTGGCCAAGGCGCAATATCTCATCGTCTAATGGCGTGTAGACTGTATCTTGTATGCGGATAGGTGACCAAAATTCCCAAGCCTCACCAGAGCCAGCGCGGATTTCTTCGCCCCATAGATTTAACTTAGGCTCAACTGCGTCTGAGAAGAACGGATTGCGTGCCTTCATGCGCTGTAACTCTGTGTAAAAACCACGGCCAAATGCGCCAAGCTCTGTCACATCTTCGCCGAAGAAACCTTCTTCCGGCAGCATGGTAGATTTAACAGTCGGGTCTATCTGCCTAGATATACCAGCACTGAATGATGATGTGCCGGGGATAACGGCAAGCCCGGTTTCTGTCAGCTTGCGTGCAAAAAACTCTTGCAGTTGCGTGCCGCGCAGTTGCCGGTCGGAGCTTGTCAAGATTGTCGCCAATTCCTCAACACCTTGCAACAGCGGCAACTGCATCATGTATTCTTGCATACCAACTGTAGCGGCCATAGCCAATGCCTCGATGTTGCTTTGGTCATCTTCGTAGTTTGCGTAATATGCAAAGTCAGCCGCCATGGCCAAGATGCCAGACACCGGGTCTAGGCGTGAATAGGTGACGCTTGTATATGTGCCGTCAAAGACCCCATTCTCGTCATAGTTTGCAAAGTTTACAGAATATGGCTGGATGCCCTTACGAGCCAGCGCTTGCCGCTCGGCTGGCTTCGGTGGGCCTGACCCCATAATGATCATGTCGCCATCTTCGCCATGCTCACCAGACGCCAGCATTGCAAATGTTGACATGATGGCGCTACCAACGCCAACGCGTGCAATGGCTAAGTCTGCCTTGCGCCCACCGGCAGCTATTGTTCTGTAAAAGTCTGGGTTTGCTAGTTGTATGGGTGAGCGTATAAGTGTTTCGCCCATTACATTAGTTGGCGTTTTGAAAAACGGCACAATTATCTTTGCAAGCGGATGAGACATTGCGCCTTGCACTTGGCCTAAGAAACCATTCAAGTCGCCTTGGAACGTGCCTATCTCGGACTGCTGTACTGCGCGCCTTTTGATAGTTTCGTTTGGCTTTGTTAAGACAGACACTTTTTCTTGCGCCGCAAGGATAGAGGCTTCTTCTTTACTTTTCCCGGCGCGTATTGCCGCGTCATAGGTGCTAGATGACGCAATCTCTGCTTCTGTGCGTAAAGCCATGCGATAGCCCATGCCTTTAAAGAATGCATCTTCTGCAAGCAAGAAACGACCACCCAGACGCATAGATGAGCCAACTGTATTTAACAACGCGGCTGATACATTGCCCTCGCGCCACATACCGGCAATCTCGCCCAAGTCGCCGGTGCTGCCAATCGCTTGCATCCGGCGCACATCAATTTTTGTAGCCCCTGCGGCTTCTTCGGTTTTAAGTGTTTTGCCAGCAACCAATAGCGCATCTAGCCAACTATCGCTTATGCCTTTTAACTGAGCCAAGCCTTCGCTAACTCGCACATAGTCTGTATCACCTGTTATAGCCGAACGCACCTTGCCGACACCAGCTGCTGCAAATGTTTCCAAAATGCGCAGTGACATAAACGAAGCGTTACCGGCAATGTTTACCGCGTGTGTTACCGGCAAAGACAGAATAGAGTTAATCCAGATTTCACTGATGACATCCATGCCACGATTAAGCGCACTGCCAGCCTCGGCCATAAACTTGTTTTTGCTTCTGGTTGTTGGCAAAGCTGAGTACAGTATGCCCAAATGCTCTAGCGTCTCTGGCCCTTCCGGCCCTAGTATTCTGTTAAAGTCGTCAGCAATTTCTTGGATGCCGGGCATATCCAGCGTCTTTTGCAAAGCACCCATAGCGTATGTGGTACGCGCTGCCTCTGAGCCGCCGCCAGATACGTTGATTGCTAGGCGCTGTGTCATTGTCAGCATCCGCGCCCACTTTGAATATGCCAACTGTTTTTCCACGCCCTCGGGCATGGCGTGTGCGGCTTCAAACAATTCACGCGTTTTCATAAACGCAGAACGCACAGCAAACACGCCGCCTACCATTTCCTCTGGATTAAGCGCTTGCCCTGGCTTGCGCCGCAGTATGCGCTCGGTAATTTCATCTGCGCCTATTTCTTCGGCTAGTCCGACAAGCGCCTCGATGTTTAGCGTGCCACGGCGCGCATCTTCTATTAGCTCTGCGTTTGCCGTTTTAAATTGAGCAAACCAGTCAGCCATGTCGGCATCGCCCATGCCTTCGGATATTGCTGGAAGGTTTAGGCTTTTAATATAATCGCCACCCATGGCAGCGTTGATATTTTCAATCTCATCTTCCGGCATTTCACGGATGACAAACCGACCGCCTATCTCTTGGATAGGCTCATCAGCTAGACCGGGGATAACTGTCTTTTCTGCTTTAGCTACGCGCTCACCAATAGCCTTGCCAACCTTTCCAAAAATGCTGGCAACTTGTACGCCCTTTGGCTCACCGCTTTCTGCTTGGCCTCTGTCCATACCAGCTATCAGGGCTTCTTGTACTTGTGGGTCTGGCTCTAGCGCTGTGTCCTGTACTACAGGCTCGTCAGCAAACAGGTCATAGTTTTGCTCTGCCTGTTCCTCTTGGATGATGGACGTTGCTTCTTGCTTGGCTTGTGCGCCAGCCACCATTTCGTCTGTTTTTTCTTCAAGAAGATTGGCCATCGCTCTCGCCTTCCTGTTGTGATGCGGCTACGCCTGTAATAGCTACTGGCCCAACAATACCATATTTTTCAAGTATCTTAATCATCTTATCGTCAAAGATAACGTAATTCATTTCAGCATCAGCCGCGTCTACACTTGCAGCGCGTGAACCAGCAGCGCGGTATTTGATGCCCGGCACGCCTTGCTCAAGCAATCTTTGCGATAAAATAATCTCCGCGTCTTTTTTCTTAAAAGATGGCGCGTCCGGCTTTCTTGGCTCTTGGGCAATTATTGTTTTTAATTGGTCAAGAATAATTGGCATTGGCATCTGAGACATTTTTTTAGATTGATCTGATGCGTATTCCTCTGCTTGCTGTTTTGCGTTTTGCCCCATTACGCCATCAACAAAATCTTTTGTTGTTTCTCTACCAAGCGCATCAACAGAAGAAACAGTAAATCTTCCGTCACCTGTTTCCGTTATTTTAAATTGAACATCTGGGTCGAAACCTAGTTTCTTGACAGCATCTTGCACACTCTTTGGCTGGTCAGCAAATGTGCCTTGATAGTCCAGCATATCTTCTGGCTTTGGCTCAAGGCCGACTTTGTACATTTTGCCAGCGTCATCTAAGTCAATGTTATCATTGTCAATCGCATCTATTATGTCTTTAGCATCTTGCACATTGCTGTAGGGATTTCCTTCATTTTGCTCAATATACCTCACCAACTCCTGTTTTATTTTTTGTTTGTCATTTGAATTCTGCTGCACTATTTCAGTAATGCTGTGATTTCTTGGCACAAATTTTTCGTTATTTATTTTTATTTGTGTTGCAACGCTATTTTTGTAAAACTTCGCTATGCTCTCGCTATCAGTAAAATACAGCCCATAGCCATAGGCTTGCGCGCCTTCGCCAGTGCCAATCTTCTCTAGCTTAAACTCATCAAAGTCTGCGCCAGACCCGTGGAATGCAATGATGCCGGGTTGCTTTTCTGTGGGTGGCTCTAACTTTGCAACATTTGTTTCGGCAATATCTTCTGGGAAATAGCCAAATTCGTTAAGGTCATTTCCATCTGAATACACATCTTTGACCTTAACCTTTTGAGATATAACTTTGCCAGCCTCATCCCCCATTTGGCCATAGCCACTTTCTGCATGGTCATCAGCATATCTTTTGCTAAGAGTAACCCAGTCACCGGGGTTGATTGCGTCAACATCCTTTGGAACAGCCCTGTATATAGTTATCTCTGCTTCTGGGTTGCCTCTAACAGATTGAATAATCTTTGCACTCTCTTGGTCGGCTAAGTTGTTGCCACCATAAAGGCGAACAGCATCGCCACTGTAAATGTCATCTGGGAAAACAGTACCGCCACCAGTCATGTCATCCAACCTTGCCGCGCCATTTTGAGGCGTGGTTGGCTGGTGCGCCATTCTATAGCTTGCGTCAGTTTCCAACTTTTCCTCAACCGGCATTGACGACATTTGCGCGTCTCTTTCGTGCCTTGCGTCTAAATATGCTCGTCTTGCTGTTGGGTCATTTGGGGATGCTTCATATCTAGCCCTTGCCGCCTTAACAGCATCCCCAACTGCCGCAAAGCCTTTGTTCACAGCATCATCTATAGGCGCGCCGGAAAACAATGTTTTGCCGCCTTCTGACAATTGGCTTTCCGCGCGCTTCCCAACTTCAACAGCCATGTCAGCAGCTATAGGCAAACCCTTCTTAACAATCTGATACGCGCCAGCCAACCCGGGTATGCCGCCAAATTCACCCGCTTGGTAGCCGGTCATCATCGCGGCTTTTTCCTCATCGGTTGCATCTAAGCCGCCAACATATTCTGCGTAAATCTGGCCAGCTTTTTCAGAGCCAACAGCGCCAGATATGCTAGACAAACCATCCAAAAACGCTTGCCCCTTTTCGCCTTCTTTAGCTAACAACGCTTTTACGCCACCATAGCCAAGGCCGATAATGTCTGGGATTGTCGTGGCTGTAGCTACAGCCGCGCCAGTCGCCGCGCCTTTTAGCGCTGGCACAAACGCACGCATTTCCGCTTCTTGTTCTTCGCGGCTCAAATCCATAGTGCGTGCAACTTCTTCTGCCGCAAGCTCACCGGCTGGCCCGATTGCAGTTGGAATGCTGTCCATAATTTCGGCACGCGAAACATTGTCAGCGCCTGGCTTGGCGTAAACACTAAGGCCGTATTGGGTGGCCTCAAGCACTCTTAATATTTCTTGCTCTAGCTCTGTTGTCATTCGTTAGCCTCGGCTAGTATTCCCATAGTTGCTGAGTATGTGTTTTTAATGCGCTGATTTGTGCTTTTTGCAAACGCTGCTTTAACTTCATCGTAAGTTGCATTCTCAAAATCAGACAACCCAAGTGCCTTTGCAATTTTTGGCAACTTCTTTTCTGCTTCTGCAATCTCTTTGTCTGTTGCTTTGTTCATTTCGGCAAAGACTTCTCTTGCGCGTTTGTCAGCAAAAGCAATCGGGTCAAAATCTTCTGGGGTTTTGGGGTCAAATTGTTTTTCTTGCAGTTCTACCATTATGCCAGCTACAGCCTGTTGCGCCTCTCTATCTTTTCCGCGTGCATTGATTAGCGGAACATCAGGAAGCCCCAATATGTTTTTAGCGCGTTTCCCGGCAGCTTGATAGCGTTTGTCCGACAAGGCCGTAGCTGACCCCATATAGCTTTTAAATGTGGTTAAACTTAAATTGCCGTTTATAAATTCTGTCACAACAGTGGATGGCCTTAGCCTTTGATTTGCTAACTGTTGCTCAAGCAATATAACTGTGTTCTTGTCGTCATCTACCTCGCCGGTGTCTATGCGCTTTTTGAAATCAGCATACTTGTCCGGGTCGGTAATTCTCAATTCACTAAGAGCCGCATCGCGCTTTTCGTTATCACCAGTAGAAAGCGCATCAACAATATCAACATAAGCTACTTTAGCGCGCTTCTGTAACTCCCTGTCCAACTGAGCTTCTATTTGGGTTTCCCTTGCGTGTTCCTCTGTAAGCGCATCAAAAGCCGCTTTCTTTGCTTTAGCGCGTTGCGGCGCACTCATATTGTTCCACAAGTCTTGCATTTTGCGATCTTCAATATTGCCAGACTTTAGTTGATTTAAATTTTTTATAGGCGAAATAAGCACAAAGTTAGCCACCTCTGTCTCCATCGCTAAGTCTATGCTATCGTCAAACGCCTTTAAATACTTCTCCGCTGCCGCTTTGTCCTTCACAGAAAAAGCCATTTCCTTTAGGCCGTTTCTAGCCGCATCTATCTTTTGGGCCATAGATACGTGCTGCATATCACCAAATTCATCGTAAGTCGTTGTTGAGCCTTCCGATACAATCTGTTGCGCTCGGCTTGGTATCCCTCTTGTTTCATCGCCATTTACAATAATGTCCATTCCGCTTGTAATAACAAACTGTTCAGCCTTTTGCTGTTTTTCTATTTGGTCTTTTGCGTGAGCCAGCAATGCGCTGTTTCCGACAGTCGCCATAGTGGCGCGAAACTTTAGCGCTGTTGACGGGCTAACATCTTGCAGGGTTGATGTGTACCCATCAATAATGGCATCGGACTTTTCCGTAAACGTGGCGGTGTCCATGTCCTCAAGTTGTGCTTGCATCTGCAAGTTAAGCAAATCCTCGCGTGCCGCGACCTCAAAGTTTACGTTCATAGATGCAAGCGCGGCTTTGCGCGCAGCCCGGCCAAACACGGTGGTCTGGTCACCAGGCACAACATCTTCAATATCACCTTGCGCGTCTTGTAATTGTTTTAGCGTTGGCGCATTAGCCGCGCCATACTCCGCGCCCTCTATCAGTGCCTTTTCCTCAAAGCGCTTTAGGGCAAAATCCGTCATTCTGTCTAAGCCACTTGCGATAGCGCCGTATGCGCGAGATTGCGCCCTGCCGGTGGCAACATAATCCACGGTTGGAACGGTGGGAACAGTGACGCCTAGTGGTCTGTATCTTTTTAAACGCTCTGCCATATTAACCGCCTAATAAACTCATAAATTGCTGGCTGGTTGTCTGCGTCAGCGGATTGTAAGTTGGTGACGCGGCCAGCGGTTGATACGTAGCTGGCGCACGCAAACCAAACTGTGTACCGGCGTCTATTGTCGGGCCAACGCCAGATGGTGTCGGCGCACCGCCCATCATTGCACCCATAGCGCCAGCTTGCACCATGCCAAGGATAGCCTGGTTGCGTGCCGCGCTGATAACAGCCTTTGCCTGACGCTCATATTCAGTAGCTTGCAATTCACCCTGCCGGGTCACAATGGTCTGCCCCTCGCGTGTGGTGAAGTATTCCATAGCGCCACCCTTCATCGCTTGCATACGCATAGTCGTTGGGCTTCCAGAAAACGCATCAATGCTGCCAGCGCCAGCGGCGGCTCTTTGTGTCGCCATAGTGCGTAGCATATTGTCTAGCACCGCCACGCCCTGTTGCTTGTATTTAAGCGCCTCTGAGCGTGCTTGCATACGTGTCTGCGTTGCTTGCGCACCCAACCCACGCGCTTCTGCTTTAGCGCCCTGTATCCCGGCCATTCCGCTTGCGGCGGCTATTGCGACTGGTACTGCTACTTGTGCCATATTACTGCCCTACGCTCACTTTGTATTCGATGCCCAGCACTGACATTTTCAGCGGAACATCCTGGGTTATTGTTATCTGACCGTCATAGCTATAGCCTAGCATACTGTTGATGGTCTTAATGCCGGTAAACTCTTGTACAGATGAGTTTAACACATTTGTGCCAAAACTGCGAAATGGTATGATGCCGCCGTTGATTAACAGCGACTGCGTTTCAAACAATTCTGCGTTTACCTCGAAGATGCGTTTCTTAAATCCCTTGAGCGAACCGCTAGGCAGATTAGGCTCAACCGGCAGCGTCTTGATGGTCGGGGTAAAGTTTAGCCCCACCTGATAGCTGGACGTTGCCGCTGATACGAATGTCACAGTTGATGGCGATGTGCCGACCACTTGGGTTGGCTCAACAATGCCATCGCGTATGATCTGCACAGTCTCTGCCTCAAGGTGCGGCATATTAACAGACGATGCCGCGCCGCCTGTCTTGGCGCTATCCAGCAATGTGTCCGGGTCAAACACCTCTACATAGTAAACGTCAGCGCTGTTTACGTTGCGCTTTACAATTACATAGATGTCATCGACATCCACGCCAATGCTGATAAACTCGCCCTCTGTTGTCCACTCAGACGGCGCAATCACGTTCTGGCTACGCAGTAGCGTATAGCACGCAATCGACCCATCATCGCCATTCACCAGCATCAGCCGGTCACCTTCATCTGTCGATGTCGCAACGCGCACTGCCATTTCCTCTGGCGATTTTAACAGATGCGATGACAACAGCGATATCTTGTCAGATGTGTAGGCGTTCACTGTGTCGCTAAAGATGAACTCTTGTATCGCCTTGCCCTGACGCTGGATAAACAGCGTTGCACCATCCACGTTTTGCACGCGCAAGCCCGGCTTCATACCAAAACCAGTCTGCGATTTCACAATAAGGTTGGCCGGTGTAATAGGGTCGTCCAATGCTTGCGGCACATAAAACTCACCGCCGGTGGTGAATATCTGCAAGTTGCGCCCGGCATACATATCGACAATCGCGTTGAATGTGCCGGTATCGAGACTGGCTTCAACAGACGCATCGTCTAGCGCCTCGCCGGGGTCGAAGTTAAAGAAGTCTGCAACCCGGCTACCCCAGATAGTGGATGGGCGTTGCTTCGAGCCGCCGAAGTATAACCGGCCTTCATGGAACACCACACTGCGCGGCCAGCCTCTGTCATCAGACCATGTGTTCTCGTAGCCGTGTTCGCTTTCCCAATCGCCGGACGCAATAGCGCTTGTGTCAAAGAACGGTATCTCGACATAGGCTTTTACCGATGTGTCGCTAACATACTGCGTGATGCGTGCGCGGCCAAAGCCATTTAGCGCCACAATATATTCGTCTACCGCTGCCGCCTTGAACGCCTTAACGTCATACTGCGATGTCGCATCTGGCTGGGTTGTCCATGCCGGGTAAACCGTGGCGACCTTTGTTGATGCCACATAATCCTCAATGTGCCGTGTTTGGCCAGCGCCAGTGCCAGCGGTAATTTCAATAAACATACCATTAGGCTGGTCATCCGATGTAAAGCTGGACGCTGATTTCAACGTAATTGTGTTAGCGCCGCCAGCTTGCGCTGTGCCATTGTCGGTTGTCACAGATGACGCGGTGATAGTAATGTTGCCGCTAGTCGCGCTGGGCGTGATCGTATATGTCGGATTGTGCGTATCAAAGTTAAATGCATATTTCGGTATAAAGTCAAACACGATAGTGCTGGCTGTCCAGTCGCTATCGGTAGCGCCGCGCAGAATGCGGATAGGCTCTAAATCCTCATGCACGATAATCACAGTATCCGCTGATTGCACCCAATTCATTTCCGGGATGATAGCGGCAGTCACAGATGACACAGTCAGATAATCATTGCCCGACCCATTGATGTTGGTCACCAGCGCCCGGTCTTTGTAAACGTACATCTTGCCGGGTGTGAATACCAGCATATAGCTGTCGCTAACGCTAAACTCAAACGCAACCATGCGCACCGCATTAGCCGCGCCACCGTCTAACTCATGGATAAACTTAGTGCCGTCACGGCGTACTGCACCGCCCTGAGGCTGGATAGATACGTTCTGCGCTGTGGTCAGTGCCGACTTGTACTGGCTGATATCTGTCCGGGCGCGTAGCTTCGGGTCAATCTCGCCAGACGTAAAGTCGTTCTGTATCTGTATAATCCGGCTCATGCTAGAACCTTATGTCGGAAATAGGGAACTCTTGTATCTGTTGCGCTGGTCTGTCTGCGCCGTCAATGTTAATCGCAACGCGCACCAAACCGCCACGCATATTTTCAGATGGCGCGCCATAGGCGCGGTTGTGGAAATAGTCGGCCTTTGTAATCTGGTCTGTCACCGGCTCTGCAAATTCTGCGGCAAGCGCGGTTTTCAATAGCCGCACAAAGTACGGTGGAAATTCAAACGGCTCTGGGCGATACTGGTAATCAATCCAGACATTTTCGTAGTTTGTGTTTAGGCCATCGCCGTAAATCTCAAAGTCACGCTGTGGGCGTGCGCCTACAGCATCCACGTTAAACACAGCCTTTGGGTTGCCAAGCAGATTGCCGGGCAGCTGGTAAATATATTTCCATTCGTTGATAGGGGTCTGCACTAGCTGTGCCAGCTTAACCTTTTTGATAGACCAGCTATATGGGTACTGCATAAGCAATGTGTCGCGCACATCGTCATAGAGCCGGTCAGCCACTTGCGCATCGTCTGTTCCAACGGTGAAGCTAGATAAAGGATTAGCGCCCAACATGATGAGCGCATCAGAACAGATAGATAGTTTGGTATCGCCAGCAGCCATCTAAAACACTCCAAAGAAAAAAGGCTGGGGCGGCATACACCGCCCCGGCCAGATGTATTAGTCGCTGTCGGTTACAACGCCGATTACAGTGCCATTTGAGCAGTCAACAACGCCTGATGCGTTTGACACTACAATGTGCATTGTAACGGTACGAGTGCCGCCAGTTGAGCCATGAACGATGATCATGTCGCCAACCTTGAGCGTGTCGGACAAATCGTTGAAGTAGCCAGAGCCATCCACGTCTGTATGTGCGTCTGCTGTTGTGTACACATACAGGGCGGGGGCGTTACCAGCCAGAGATTGTCCACCGAGTGGGCCGAAGCCAGCTTGTGCGTATGCCATTTGCTAAGTCTCCTTCTTACTCTGTGCAGCTAATTTTGACGATGCCTTCATCGTCAATTGCAATGGCTCCAGCAGAGAACATTGAAGAGACTAAAAAGCTAGTTTTTTCAGCCACATAATTTATCTCACTGCGCTGGTTCATGCCGATGCCCATGCCGATTGCATCCTTGTGGAATGCGAAGCAAGTACGGGTGGATGGGATTGGCAAGCCACCTTCATCACGGTCGCCGAGGGTGACGAACTTGAAGCCCATGAAGGTGTCGACTTCACCAGAAACCAGAGCCTTCACAGTTGCGAAGTCTGCGCTTGTGATTTCAGTCTCGCCCAGCATACCAGCCAAGTTGTTGGCGTGGATGATCATGGTGCGACCTTCGGATGGTACGTTGTTGGCATCCATCAGCTTCTTGGTTTCAATCAGCTTCTCGATGTTCATGTTTGTACCAGCGCCACCGATTGTTGTAGCAACGGTCAGTGATGTGGATGATGCATTCAGTGCGTCAATGACCAGCTGATCCATGCGGCGTCCGATTGCGTTACCCACAACCTGGACAAGCTCACGGCGCTCGTCAAAGTTTACTTTCTGCTGGTTAAAGATGTCGCTGTACTCAGCTGCGATGTAGTCTGACATTGTTGCAGTTACTTGTGAGTAGCTGACGTTCAATGGGGTTACATCTGTCTGAGGAACGCGAACTGTTGCTGTGCCTTTCCCGATTTTAGGGAACTTCACCTGGTTGCCTTCGACATTTGTCCGCTCACGGGTTAAGCCAGCTAATGCGCGCGCTCCGGCATACGCTTGCTTGACTTCCGCATCGAACATTTGTACGAAAGCGTTTGAAATAGCTACTGCCATTTTTCTGTCCTTCCGATTAAAATGTTTTCAAAAAAGTCGCATCAGGTATCCGGAATGCCGGGCTGACAGCTTGGGCATAAACGCTACGCCCCCAAGCGGGTCTAACAGGCCACAGGTGGTTGTCTGTCAAGAGGATTTTAACAAAAAAAAGCGCGCCCCGCAAGGCGCGCTATTATTTAGATAGCAGAGTATTCTTGCGTACCGTAAACTTGCTCGAACATCCGCTCGACTTTTGCCCGGTAGGCTGGGTCGGTTAGATACTCTGGCTTGCCTACCATCGCATTCAATTCCTCTTTGGACGGCGCACCATCAACCGGGGTCATG